CCGCTTGTCCCCCTTGTCCCCTTGCCAGGATTTCACACTTGACCTCCAGGTTGACCCCCAGGACATCCAATGTCCCACCCCACTATTTACATAGCAGTCCAGGGTACGACACGCCATGTCCCACCCCGTTACACCCCGCCAGGATCCGCCGCCCGCGCCCCGCGCCCGCCCCCGCGGTCCCCGAGTACATGGTGCGGTATTCCAGATCCCCCATACGCCATACGGATTTCGGAATTCGGAAATCCAAATTCGGAAACCGGGGTACAGGAAATCTTCATGGTGCGGTATTTTCCCTCTTGACCACGATGGAGATGGTGCGGTAGGTTGCGCCCATCGCCGCATGGTGCGGTGGTGTAACGAAAGGAATGCTATGAGTCCGATTGAGATATTGTGCGAGATGGTGCGGCTGCATGATCTTGGAATCAGGCCGCAGGTGGTGCGTGGAATGTGGCGTGAGGAGAAGGAGTGGGAGTTTGCGATTGAGCAGGCTCGCCAGCGTGTGCGTGAGTGGAACCATCTCATCGAGGGAGTGAAGGTGGGCCAATGAAAGTACAAGAGATCAAGTCCGCGGTACTGGCTGGGAAGACGGTGCATTGGAAGAACGAGGGGTATCGGGTGATCCATGCCCCGAAGATCGGGGAGTTCCTGATCCGCTTCGACTACAACGAATCGATGACCGGCCTGACATGGGCTGATGGTGTGACCATGAACGAGCGGGAGGAGGACTTCTTCCTTGGGGAGGAGGTGGGCCAATGAAACGATGGAACAAGAAGGCGTGGCCGCTTCTCGCTGGAAGGAGGACCGGGAACCTGCTTCAGGTATGGTGTCCATACTGCCGAATTCATCACATCCACGGCTGGTCCAAGGATACCCCGGACTCCGATGCTGAACACCGTGTCTCCCACTGCCTACCTGGAAGCCCGCTCTACGAAAATGGCTACTACATCACGGTGATTCCAAACACCCCGCTCGAAGAGTAGGCCAATCACCCCATCTCCACCCCCTCCAAGCACCCCCCCGGACCCCCATCCGGGGATTTTCGTTTCTAAGCGGTCCCAACCCCCGAATCAGATCCAAGGTCACTTCCGCCATCAAACGCGCTCCTTGCCCCCTTTCCGCTCCAGCAATCCACATCCACCCCTCGCTTCCAAACCGATACTTCGTAATCAGTGGAGGGTTTTCAAAAACCGCAGCCGCAGCGTGGGGGCCGTTAGAGCCCCCTGCAAAGCGTTGCGGCGTTCGCGGTTTTTAACTCCCTAGTAGAGGGAGTGTGAATCTCCCTCTAGGGAGAGTAGCAGGAGGGATGATAACTTTGTGGGGTGGGCTGCAAAATCTATCTTCCTTTGCATTGACGAATGGGTCTACACGACGCATTCTGTTCTTGCTATGAGTTATCTGGACAATGGTTCCACGCTTCGGTCGATGTTCCGACTGATGCCCCCGCAACGCCACGATGCCGACCCGGACAAGTCCGAGGTGCTGGCCTACCTCCGGTCGAATCTGGCCTGTGAGTTGGGCCGTGCGATCCGGGCCTTCAATTCGATGAGGAACAAGAAGTCCCAGGTCATAGTTTATGACATGGTTCATAGGCAGTGGCGTGGGTGTGACTGGGTTCCCCCGGAGGACGAGGATCGGGTGGCGTTGCTCTTGAGGACGATCAATGAACTGAAGCGTGATGTCGCGTATCTGAAGACCTCGGTGAAGAAGCATGAACGACTCCTTGGCCAACTGGAGCGGAAGCGTCCGGCGTCCAAGCGGAGGGAGGAGGAGGAGGGGGAACCGGAGCCTGAGGAGGAGGAGGAGGTTGATCCCGATGTCATCGAGATACAGAAAAGGGCCACCGAAGCCCGTGAGGCTATGAAGATGGCCCGCGCTACAATCGAGAAGGATGAATGGTTGAAGGCTATGCTCGCCGCCCTCGACGAGGATAAGAAGGCTTCTTCTGCTCCTTCAGTTCCGCCCCAGTGAACGCGAGGGGGTTGCACTCCTCCCACTGGATGCCGGTGGCTGAGTGCTGAAGGTTGAGAATGGGGGAAGGGAGTCCGATCCTCCCGCCCCGCTTGCAGAAGGCTAGCTGGAAGCGTCGAGGCTTTGATTGGCCTACTTCATGGAGAACGGCTATCTCCCGCGCCCAGTTGGCGAGTTCGCTGGATCCGAACCCTGAGTGGGCCAGTTCCATTGTGGTGAGTGGTTCGCCGGTTTCCTTGCGCTGAGGCTTGGAGACATGGTGCATCCAGATCCAAGCGACCTTGGTCTCGTGGAGGATGGGCTGGAGCTTGTTGCGAAGGAACACGCTGACCTCGGACTGATCGCTCAGGTCGCCGCCGAAGTAGGAGAACAGGGGATCGGCGATGATGAGATCGAGCTTGGACTTGTGGATGAAGCGGCGGGCGTAGGCCAAGAACTGCTCGCCGGTGCGGACGGTCTCGGTGCGGAACTCCAGGTTGGAGTGAAGCTGGCGCATCTGCTCAATACTGACGCGCTTGTTAATCACCCCGCGGAAGGCTTCGGAGAGATCGCCACGATCGTTCTCGGCTTGGATGACCCCGATCTTCAGTGGCCGGATGGGTGCGATCCCGAAGAAGTCTAGGCCGAGGCACCACTGGGTGATGATCTGCATCATAAGGCTGGACTTCCCGATACCGGTACCGCCGCTGATGATCATGGATGAGCCGCGGGTGATCCATCGATTGCCGATGAGGTTGTCCGGATCCTTCAATGGATCGAAGTCCAGGAGGTCTTTGACGGTGACCACCGTGGACTGGTCATCATCGGTCTCCCGGTTGGTGAGCCAATCCTCCCAGGATGCGGCACCGAGTCTGGTGGCCAGCAACCGTTGCTGCGAGGTGGGGCTCCGCCATGCGCCGGGGAGGCGGGAGTAGCGCGATGGGTTCTTGTTCTTAGCATCGATGCCGGGGATGGCGGAGTAGATGAGATCCCGGCGGGCGTCCCATTCCTTGCGATTGGGAGCATCCACCCGTACCCAGCCGTGGATGGACTTGCCACCGGAGTCGATGAGGACGGTGATGGGTAGGCCAGAGTCCCGGAGGCGTTGTTCCTGCTCGGGCTTGGGGAGGTCATCGAACTCGACCAGGACATGGCGGAACGCGCTGACATCGTTGTCGCTGCCGCTGTAGAGGTTGGGCTTGAAGGGGTTGATGCGGACGAAGATCCCCTCGCGCTCGGGTGAGAGGATGCGGGACTGGGGATCATCGAAGCGGTTGAGCCATTCCTCGATGGTGATGAAGGATCCGGCACTGACTGGCCTACCATCCTCGACAGCGTCGCAGATGCAGACGACCTCGGTCGGGGCAAACGCGGTCTGCATGAACCTCCGGAACTCGCTGGCTTGGGGATCGGGAGCGACGGGGCTGAGCGATGGCACGGGCACCGGGGCAGGATCGGCCACCGGCTTCTTGAATGTCACCCTGCTGATGTCGAATGACCCGGAGGGTGATGATCCCCCGGCTTCGAGCAGATGGCCCCTAGGCTTATTGTGAGCGCGGGACGCGGCTTCCCGGAGCTTGTAGGCCAGCTCTGTGGCCTTCCACGGTGGCTGGCATGATTTGTTCCAGTCTTCGAGGAGTGTGAGGCTGTCCACATGGGAGAGGCCGAAGCCGTGGACGAGACCGACTGCGGCGGTGTAGGTGGCGTTGTGACCACCGGATCCGGAGATGGCTGGAGGAACCTTGGAAAGCCAAAGGCTCGCTCTTTGGAGCGTTGTCATGTCGTTGATTCGTTGCTTGTTACGGGGTTGTCAGGATTCTGGCCAGATCATGCTGAGAGGATCTGGTGGCTGGGGGCCGGTTGGCGATGGCACCCAGGTCTCGGCTTCGGTCTTGGCCGGGAAGGATATCCATCCGCGTTTGACGCCGGTGGCAATGATACTGGCCGACTCCTCGATGAGCCGGCGGTTCTCGTCGGTGATGCTTGTTCGTTCCTCGTTGGTGATGGGGCTAGGTTTCTTGTTATTGAGCAGGCGTGATTCGTACCAGGGTTGTTCGTGTCTTGGGGTCTTCATGAGGGGAGGACTCGCGCCAGGATACAATTGCAGTAGGTACCCTTGGTTTTTGCGTTACATCGAGGGTGATGGACAGGATTGGCGAGAACGTGTGCTGTGAGGTCGCTCGTGAGCTGGACCATGTCAGTGAGACGACTTGCTGCTTCGAGGCAGAGGGCTTGTGCGACTCCATCGGATGATTCGATTTGGGTGCTGACAATCTTGAGTGCCGTTACGATGTCGTGTGTTGAGGACTGGTGCATGTTATTTTTGTTTGTGGACTATGATTCCGTTGCCTTTCTCGTCGGTGAGTTCGACTGATCGAACGTCTTCGAGGCGGGCCAGTGTCTTGATCATCTCGATGGGATCGTCGGCGTGAGTGACGCAGGTGAGATGGATATCCCCGTCGCCGTGGATCAGTTTGAGATCCTGCTTGGTACGATCCCTTGTAATGCGGATGGTCCGCCCCGAGGAGAGACGGACCACCTTGATTGATTCTACGAGTGGGTATTGGTGACGAGCGGTCATGTTGTGAGTCCGCAGTGAGGACATTTCCGATCGGGCAGTGATTCAAGCGGTTTGACATCGAGCCACTGGCAGAGGTCGTTGTAGGACTTGCGACCGAAGTTGGCCCACTTGAGCGGAGCGATACCCCCGGAGAGGACCGCCTTGCGAGCGTCCTCCTTGCATTTGAATTCAAGTTTGTCCATCAGCTTGGCGTTACGAACGCTGAGTCCGAAGGTCCATTTGGACCGATCCAGATCGCGCTGACGACCGGCTTGGATGATCTGATAGACGCGCTGCTTGGACAGCTTGAGGTGTTCACCGATCAGTCGGTAGGTGAGACCTTCACTCCGTAGTTTTACAACCGTGTCGATTGAATCGCTGAGTTTCATGTAGTTGGGTTTGAGCAGGACGTTGTTCTTCCTGCTCTTCTTCTTCTTGCTGACTGGTACTACCTCAAAGGTATTTGGACTGCTCGGTACCGCTTCTGTGCTTTGTGGCACTGGACACACAGGCCGTGTTGGATTGTGCATCCGCATCCCAAGCAATCGGCCAATTCGTGACATAACTGTTTCCATCGTTGTAGTTCCTCTATTGTTGTTTGTTGGTTTTGTTGTTCCTGATGTTCCATACGCATGACAGTGAGATACCGTACTTCTTGGATAGTTCTGGGTAAGTGCGTGACTTGTCCTCCTTGAGGATGGCATCCCGGATCTCGGTTGGAACAGCCGGCCACCGCCGGTTGATCCGAGGGCTCGGATCCTTGAACGGAGTGACGGGGCCGACCATGCGTGACATGGATTCCTTGGTCAACCCTAATTGTTGGAGTATCGTCATTTTTCTCTTCTATTCGCAGGCTATCCGAGTGCTTTCTTGAGGTCGATGAGGGTGCAATTGTCCCCATCGGCTAGGTGTCGGTTGTCGTCGATGGTCTTCCGGATGGCTGATTCCAGCCGCTTGATCCGTTCCTTGGCCTCCTCCAATTCCTTCCAAGTCTTGACGGCGTCAATGGTTCTCATTTCTTCGATGGTCATGGTATCTCGCTCAGCTCTTTGATGATCTTGGTCCTAGCTCGCCCCTTCGCTTTGACGATGAGTTGCAGGATGCAGATTGGATTTACGGTTGAAACGTGCTGCCAGTATGGTCTGGCTGCGTCCAGTTCCCGTGCGCGGTCAATGTCCACCACAAGCACCTCGCTGGTCATCTTGTGCCGGTAAACGAACGCGACGTTCATTGCTTCCCCCTCTCCTCCTCCAGAATCTGAAGCATTTGACTCGCCACATGTCCGTCCGATCCGTCCCTAAAGAACGCCATTGCTGCTCGGTGGATGCGGTCTTCC